GGCCGCCTGCTGCTAGCATTTCGCTAAGCTGACGCGCGCTATGCGCCGCAGCATCCAAGCTTCGCCATGCACCTCCTGGCCTCGGCGTAGCTCGCCACTGCGCCGAGGCCGCTCCCTATGCACCAGCCGCTACGAACGCAGCTGCAGCGCGTTGGGAGGCTGAGCGCGGCGCTCGACAAGTTCCACGGAGAGCGCGGGTACAAGCGCTACTTCAACGATCCGGTCGGCTTCATCGGCGACGTACTCAACGTGCGGCTATGGAAGCGTCAGCGCGAGATCGTGCTTGCCCTGACCCAGCACCGCAAGGTCGCGGTCCGCTCCGGTCACAAGGTCGGCAAGACGCGACTCGTTGCGTGCATCGCGCTCTGGTGGGCGATGACCCGCGAGCGCGGCGTGGTGATCCTGACGTCGTCGGGCGATCGCCAGGTCAAGACGCAGATCTGGCGCGAGCTGCGCATCGTCTATCTCGCGGCGGGCGGCGCTAAGCGCTTCGGCCCGGAGATCCCGCTCGACCCCGCGACCGGACTGCGCTTCTCGGACGAGCGCGTCATCTACGGCTTCACGACGCGCGACGCGGAGGCGATGGCCGGTTACTCCGGCGATCAGATTCTGTTCTGCGTCGACGAGGCCAGCGGCTTCCCCGAGTCGATCTTCGATGCGGTCGACGGCAACACTGCAGGCGGCGGCAAGATCCTCGCGACGGGCAACCCCACGCGCACGACCGGCTGGTTCTACGACGCGTTCCACGAGAAGCGCGCGCTTTGGTGCGGCGTTCACGTCGACAGCCGAGAGACGCCCAACGTGCTCGGCGACGAGCCGCCCATCAAGGGCCTGGCTGGCAAGGAATGGGTCGACGAGAAGATCGTCGAGTTCGGCGGTGGCGATGCCGAGGCGGCCGAGCAGCACCCGACTTTCGCGGTCCGTGTAGCCGGCAACTTCCCGCGGCAGGGTGATCGCAGCGTCATCGATCTGGCGATGGTCGAGGATGCGCGGCGGCGATACGACGAGTGCACCGGCTCGCACCCGATGCCGCTTGAGATCGGCGTCGACGTCGCGCGCTTCGGTACGGACGACTCAGTTATCCGCGGCGTGCGAGGCAACTACCCGCTGCCGCAGGAAACATATAACGGCCTCGACGGCGTGCAGCTCGCGGCCAAGGTCGCAGCGTACGTCGCAACGCATCGACTCGGAGACGAGCGGCCCATCGTCAAGGTGGACGTGATCGGCGTCGGGTCCAGCTGCGTCGATCACCTCGCGCACTACTTCTCGGACGTGCTCCACGTGGTACCGGTCGACGTCGGCCGATCCAGCGACGTGACCAACGCCGACGGCAACGCCGAGTTCGCGAAGCTGCGCGACGAGGTGTGGTGGTCGCTGCGCGAGTGGCTGCGTGCGGGCGGCATGCTCGACGCGGACCCGAAGCTTGAGGCCGAGCTGCTCGCGCCCGTCTACACGTTCGATCCATCGCTGCGAAAGCGCGTCGAGGACAAGGACGAGATCCGCAAGAAGCTCAAGCGCTCACCGGACCGTGCCGACGCGCTCGGCCTGGCGGTGTGGCGCTACGGACAAATCAACGTCGGCATGGTCTACAAGCCCAGCGACGGATCAGCACGCATGCGCCCTCACTCGGCGCTCTCACACGGGCCGCACAGCCGACGTCTGCGCCCTCACTGACACGGTGATCGCATGGGCGCTCAGGCACGCAAAGCAGCGCGTGCTCGGGCCCGCGGCAGCGTCGTAGCACTCGCGTCTGGACAGCCTCCGGACGGGCCGCGAGGAACGCCGCCGCTCGGCGAGATGACGCCGCAGCCGCTCATCTATCGATGGGACCGACTCGGCTATGTCGAGCTTCGCTTCGAGGATCTGATCTCGATCATCGAAGACGCGCAGCGGGGCGACCCGAAGCGCTGGGCCGACCTGACTCGACGCATGGTCGAGACGGATCCGGATCTCGCCGCTGTCGTTGGCACGCGCCTCGACGGTGTCTGCGCGTCGCGCTGGGAGCTCTCGCCGCCCGATGGTTCTGGCGATGAGGCGCTCGCGAAGATCGCTGCGGAACTGTGCACGCACGCTCTACGCTCGATGCTCAGCTTCGAGCAGGTACAGCGCGATCTGCTCGATGGCATCGGCCAGGGCTACGCCGCTGGTGAGCTAATCTGGGAGCGCCAGCAGGTCACTCTCTCGGGCAAGCGCTACGGCGTGTGGCTGCCGACTCGTATCGAGCCGGTGCACCCGCGCCGCTTCGTCTTCAGCGACTCGTTCGAGCTCGCGTTGCGCGATGACTACGCCACGCACGGGCTCGGCGGCGAGCGCATCCAGACGCGCGCTGGCATGGCGATCCGCCTGCCGCGCGACAAGTACATCGTTCACCAGCCTCGGCAGGTGCTCGACTATCCGACGTCGACCGGACTGTTCCTCACCGTGGCTCGCTACTGGTGGGTCAAGCAGTGGGTACTGCGCTACTACCTGAGCGGCGCGGAGCGATCCGCGAATGGCCGGTGGCTGGGCAAGTACCCGCAGAACGCGCCAGCCGCCATCAAGGAAGCGCTGTTCGAGGCGCTTGAGTCGATCGCTGGCGACGGCATCGGCGTCATGGCCGACACGACCAGCACGGAAGAGGTCGGTGGCGACTTCACCGGAGCGGCGCAGGTCTGGGAAGGGCTCGTGTCGCTGTGCGATCGCGGCTACGCGAAAGCGTGGCTGGGCTCGACGCTCAACACCGACGTTGGCGATTCTGGCTCGCGCGCACTCGGCGAGTCGCAGGCATCGACCACGATCGACCCTCGGCGCGAACGCGACTCGCGCGCGCTGTGGGCAGACATTCGGCGCTTCGTGCTCGAACCGATCTGCCGGTTCAACGCCCTCGACGCACTCGGCCCGTTTGCGGGGCGCATGCCTCCGGTGCCCGTTGGGCGCCACGTCTTCGCCGAGGACCCGGTAGAGGTCGACGACCTGCTCGTCGATGTCGGCGGCGCGACCGTCAATGACGTGCGCGTGAGCCGTGGCCAGCCCGCGTGGAGCGATCCGCGCGGCGAGGCGATCGCGGTGAAGGCCAGCAACGCGCCCGCGTGGCAGCAACCGCAGCAGCCTCAAGCAGCGCCGATCGCGCCGGAGGTGTCGGCTGCGGCCGAGCCCCCTTTTCCGGCGTGGGAGCTAGCGCAACGGATCGCCCGTGGCTGGCAGATGCGCACGCCGACGTCTACGCCCTCGCCGACGAATCCGAGCAGCAGCGAGCCATCGCGCTAATCGGAGCGCCGGGCGAGCTGGTCAAGGCGGCAGAGCTCGACGCGATCCCGCTCTGGTCGCGATGGGCCGATCAGATCACGTCGATCATCCGCGGCAGTGGCGATAGCGGGTCTGCCCTGTCGCACCTCGCCGAGTGGCAGCGCGCCGCGGCTGAGGACCAAGACATCGCGTCGTCGATCTACCGCAACGGGCTCGTCGCAGACATGGGCGGCCAGCTGTTCGTGCGCACGGTCGAGGCGCCAGAGACGCTACCGACGCGATCGCTCGACGACCGCATCGGCGGCGGCTTCATGCGCCTCGAATTCACCGAGGCGATTCAAGCGTTCCTCGCGCGCGGCATCATCTCGCCCGACGAGTTCGCGGCGCTCAGCGATGCACATCGAGCAAAAGCGTTCACGGTCACGCGGCTTGCGACCGAAGCGCTGATCAAGCGCGTCAACGATCTCATCGCGTCTGCGCTGCGCGACGGCTCCACGTTCGATGAGTTCGCTGCAGCGCTGACACCAGACACGCTCGGCATCACAGCGGCGTCGCCGGCTTACCTCGAGACGGTCTATCGCACTTCAGTGGGCATGGCCTACGGAGCTGGGCGGCTTCGACAGATTCAGTCGCCCGCTGTGCAGGCTGCGCGCCCATATGTGCAGTATCGCACCGCTGGCGACAACAGAGTCAGAGCATCGCACGCGGCGCTCGATCGTGTGGTGTTCAAGCAAGACGATCCGCAGTGGACGCGGCTCATGCCGCCAAACGGCTTCAACTGCCGATGCACGTGCGTGACCATGCGTGAGTCGCAGGTCGACAAAAGTCGTGTACGCAGCAGCGTGGAGCTTCCTGCCGATGCGCAACCAGACCCCGGCTTCGATGCCGCACCGACAGGTGAGTGATGCGATTCACGATTGAGCGATGGGTGCGTGCGCTGAGGATCGCGCACGACTCCGCCGAGCACTTGGACGGCAGTGGGTGCATCGACATGCATCAGCTCGCCGCTCTTGCGGAGAGCGTTGGCGAGCCGCCTCCCCAGGCGCCGACCCCGCCCCCCGCCGACGAGCCCATCGTCACCGTCGTCAAGGAACAGCGCCGCACTCGACGCTGATCATGCACCGCCATCACGCCTACGCCTTGACCAGCGTGGGCCGCGTGATGGCGCTGCGCGCACTGCTGCCGCTGATCGCTGACGACGCGAAGACGACGTGGATCGACCTCGCGTATGAGGGCGCGTGGGAAGGTCACGCGTCAGGCCCGTTCGAGCTCACGCGCGCAGCGTTTGAGCAGATCCTCGCGAACTTCGAGGCGCAGCGAAACCCGGTCCCGCTCGACTACGAGCACGCATCGGAGTGGGCGACTGAAGCTCCCGCGGCCGGATGGATCCACAAACTCGAGATTCGCGATGCGCCTGGCGGTGCACGGCTATGGGCGTTCGTCGAGCTCACCGCGAAGGCCGCCGATCAGATTCGCTGTGGCGCATACCGATTCTCATCGGGCGTCTTCGACTTCGGCGCGACGGACCGCAAGACGGGCGAGCCGATCGGCTGCCGACTTCGCAGCGCCGCGCTCACCAACCAACCGTTTCTCGACGGGCAGACGCCGATCGCACTTTCGCAGCGGGCAGCGCTCGCTCTGGAGAACCAGATGAACTACACGAAAAAGCAGCTGCTCGAAGCGCTCGATCTCATCAAGGGATCCGACGTCGACATGGAGCAGCTTGAGCAGGTGCTCGCCGGCCTCGCTGCTCAGGCGGGTAAGCCTGCCGAGCCCGAGCCGCCCGAGGCCCCCGACATGAGTGACGCACCCGCGCTGTCCGCTCCGGCAGCGCCGGCCGCGCCGCTTGCCGAGCCGCCCCCCGCCGCCCCGATGGCGGCGCCCGCCGATGCTGATGCAGGAGCGATGCTGCTCGCGAAGCTCACTGCGGCACTGCCCGGGATGGACGCGGCTGCGATCCTCGCAGCGCTCGACGCGAAGCTCGACCAGGTCGCATCGCTGCTGAAGTCGGATGCGACCTCCCCTGGCGACAGCGCGACGCTCACCGATGCTGCGCAGGTCACGATCCAGTCGCTCAGCGAGAGGCTCAAGGCGTTCGAGGATCGCGAGGCCAAGCGCCTTGCATCGGAGAAGGCCACCGCCGAGGCAGCCCGCAAGGTTGCACTTACGGCGCGAGTCGACGCGCTCATCAACGGCGGGCGGCTGCTCAGCGCGGGGCGCGACAAGATGATCGCGCTTGCGGTGCGTGACGAGTCGGCCTTCGCTGACCTCGAGTCCTCGCTCGCCACAACGCCGCCGCTCGGCGCGCACGCATCGGCCACGACCTCGATCGCGCTCGACGACAGCAAGCCCGAGACGGTCGCCGACGACGATCCTGCAATCAAGCCCGTGGTCGCGACGCTCAAGGGCGCACGCGACGAACACGGAAAGCTGCTCAGCGCTGACGGTCAGGTCGCGCTGGCAAAGAGACTGATCGCGCAGCGACGCGCGGACGAACGACGCCAGGCGCGAGCCTGAGCAGGAGACGACCATGGCACTCACTCAGGACCGCAACGTCGCCTATCTCAAGGAGATCGGCGGCAGCTACGACTACCGCGGCGCAATCACGACCGCGATCCGCATCTACCGCGGCGGACTCGTCTGCCGAAAGAACACGGGCCGCTTCTCGGCTGCGACTGCCGCAACGGGCCGCCGCATTGCCGGCGTGTGCGTCGGCTTCGAGGGCACGCTCGCAACGGGCCTCGGCGTCGCCGGCGGCACCGAGTACGCGAAGCTCCGGCGCAACCTCCCCGTGCTCGTCAACATCAAGACCGCGATCCGCACGACCACGTCGCTCGGGCTCAACGTCTTCGTGAGCGATGATCAGACCGTGGGCGGAACCGCTGTCGGCACCGCTGCAGCGCGCGTCGTCGCGGGTCACCTGCTTGAGTTCGAGGCGTTGGACAAGTCGACCGGCTGGGTGATGGTCGGCGTCTTCGGGCCCACCAACATCGCAGTCTGATCCACTAGCGCGCCTCGCAGCGCGCCCATTTTCGCGGCCGATCGAGAGCAAGTCTCGGTCGGCCGCTTTCGTTTTTTCGGCGCCGCGTGGCGCGAGGAGAAGATGCCATGAGCGGCATTGCTGGCTACAAGATCGATGGCTTCCGCACGCGCTTCGTCAACGGCGCGGCCGACGTCTTCGGCCGAGATCAGGCCGGAACGTGGGCAATGTTCTGCGAGGAGTACCAGACCGAAGGTGCTCTCAACATCCAGATCAAGATGGGCGGCGCGACGCCCACGGTCCGCCAATGGATCGGTGACAAGCAGTTCGGCCAGTTCCGCGAGCTGAACAAGACGCTCGTTACCAATCCATATGAAGCGTCGATGGCGCTCACGCGTCGTGAAGTCGACGGAGATCCGAGCGGCATCGTCAATTCGAAGATCGATCGCTTCCTCTCGGGGCAGGCGTACATCAAGGATAAGCTGGTATGGGAGAAGTACTTCACCAACCCGACCGGCATCGACGGCGTCGCACTCATCAGTGACTCGCATCCGTACGGCTCTGCCGGCGGCACATGGGACAACAAGACCACGGATGCGCTGAGCTTCACCGCGTACAAGAGCGCGAAGAATCAGATGCGCGAGATCAAGGACGAGGCGGGCGAGTACCTGAATCTTACTCCAACGCACCTCTTCGTCGGACCTGATCTCGAGCGCACCGCGTTGGAGATTGTCGGGCCGACGCGTCCCACCGTGTACGTCACTGCGGGCGCAGCGGATCCGACCTCCGGCACCGTCGGCGGCGCGACCACGATCGGCAACGTGTACGCGGGCGAAGTGACGGTCGTGATCGTCAACCGCTTCAGCGACGGCGGCACGCATGACGGCGACTGGTTCCTACTCGACGCGACCAAGGGCTTGATGCCCATGGGGCTCGGCGTGTTCCGCAATCCCGAGGCGACTGCACAGACCGCGATGGATGGCGAGGGCCGCTTCATCAAGGACCAGTATCGATTCTCGGTCGAGGCAGATCTCGCGCCTGATGGAGTGTACCCGTACGCGATCCTCGGCAAGCACGCGAGTTGATCGCACTAACCAATAGCCCAGCGCGGATCGTGCGCGCACCAAGCGAGGTAATCATGTCTGAAAACGATCGCTCGTCAGCCAGCAATCCGCTCAAGATCCTGCTCCACGTCAACGGTCCGAAAGACGGCGGAGACCGGCCGCGTGACGTGGCGCAGGTCGTGATGCGGTTCGTCTGCGAGTCAGACAACGGCTGTATGGTCGAGGGTCACAAGCTCGTGCGCGGAGAAAACTTCGCGGTCATCTATGAGGATCGCGTCGATGCCGTGATGAAGCGCGTGCGCACCACGGAGCACGTTCGCGCGATCGAGACGGCGAAGACCATTGCCGGCAACAAGGCTCGCGAGTGGATCAAGGAGCGCAGCGACGGCTTCAAGGGCAGCGACGAAGATCGGCGCGTGTTCATGTCGCAGCTCGACAAGCGCTGCCCACACCACTGGGCTCAGGAGCTTGCGGCGCTCGGCTACCGCAGCGGCGTTCCGCCGTTGTCGGCAGCTGAGATCGTCAGGAATCTCCCCGCTCCACGCACCGCGGAGAACGCAACACGCGAGGCGCATAGCGATATCGCGAAGGCAATGCAGGAAGGCAACCAGGCCATGGTCGACGCCTTGAAGGCGCTCGCCCAAGCATCGACCGGCCGCCAGCAGAAGGGCTGATCCCCATGGCGTGGTTCACGACGGGCGACATCGACGCCATCATCGGGACCACGACGCGAACCAAGGTCTCACCGAACACGGCCGACTTCAACGCAGCGGAGGGACGCGCGCGCCGCAAGGTGCGCAGCGTCTACCTCTCGCGCGGCTACTCAGTGAGCGACGCCGCACCGACTGAGCTCGCGAAGGATCTCGCGAAGGCTCAGTGGGTGATGGACCGATATGGACTGCGCAAGGGTCTCGTGATCCCGCAGGCCATCCAAGACCAAATCAACATGCTCAACATGGTCCTCTCCGGCGAGCTGCCCGACCCGGATGCCAGCGTGGAAACGCGCGACGGCATCGGCGGCAGCAAGTGGACTGACACGAGCACGCAGTCAGCGTCGGGCTCGCCCGCGGTCTTCAGCCGCGGGTCGATGCGAAGGTGGTGATGCAGTGTCCGCCTCCGTCCGCGGCCTGACCGAATCGGAGCAGGCCGACGAGGCGATCGCCGACCGCATGCGCAACCTGACTCCGGTGCTGCAGGTGCTGGCTCAAGACCTGCGCACGCTGATCGACGATGCTTTCGATCAGAGCCGCTCGCCGATGGGTCAGCCGTGGGCGCCGCTCAAGCCAGCGACGATCAAGCGTCGACGCAAGGGCTCGAGCAAGCCGCTGGTCGATACGGGCCGCCTGCGTAACTCGGTGGCCGTCCGCGCGAAGCCGCGCTCGATCGAGTTCGGCAGCAACGTGAGTTACGCGGCGCCGCAACAGTTCGGTACCAGCGCGATCCCCGGTCGCGCGTTCCTGCCGATCACTCCGTCTGGACAGTTCGGCGAGTCTGGCGCTGCAGGCGAGTTTCTCCATAATCTCGACGAAGCGATCGCGAAGTACATCGAGACGGGCGAGATGCCGAGGTGAGCGATGTCGTACGCAGCGTATGGCGCCGCGCTCACTAGAGTGCGTGAGCTGATCATCGGCGGCTATGGTTCGCTGAGACCGGTTACGTCGGCGCGCTTTCAAGGCGACCTGCCCGACGGGCTGCTCGCCGAGGAAGAAGCGCGTCGTGGCATCCAGTCGGAGATCCCGATCGAGGTCGCTTACATGGGTCGCAGGCCGCACCCGTCGCGCCTCGTCATCACAGGCAGCGTGCAGATCGCGCTGGTCGACATCGAGGTGCGCGTTGTGCGCACGTTCGCCATCGACTCGCAGCTTGACGATGCCACGCGCGATGACGTTCGAGCGCAGGCGATGATCGACGCGGAGGCCATAGAGCAAGTGCTCGAGTGGCCCGCAAATCTGAGTACGACGCAGGCCGGCGCGAGCACGGGCCTGATGGCGATCAAGTACATGGGCACGATGCCCGCGCAGGTCGTCGAGGAGGCTGGGCAGGCGCAGGTGCTCAAGACCCGCCACCAGCTGACTGCGACGATTCAGTCCGCGCCAGCGACGAGCTGAGCGCCTCCACTATGGGGTGATGCGATGGCGGTCGGAACCGGACCGACGATCGAACAGGTCCGTCGTCTTCGTGTGATCACGGAGGCGGCAGGGTCGTTCTGCGTCGACCAGACATCGTCTCCGGGGCTGGCGAGCTTCACCGCCGTGCCCGCGATCGAAGCATCGGTCGAGTTCCCCGCTGGCCAGCTGGAGCTGATCCCAGTCAACACGATCCAGCAGCAACGCTGGCAGACCACGAAGCGCATCATCGGCAAGAAAAAGCCGGTGACGCTGAAGTTCGCGATGTGGCTCGCGCCGACGGGCACGGTCACGAGCGACGCGGTGACTGCGGTGCAGGGCTGCCTGGGCCTGCTGCTCAAGGCTGTGATGGGTGGCGAGTCGCTCGGCGTTGGAACGCGCGCGGTGGCGGGCTGGACGAGCTCGGCGGGCAGCGTTGACGCTGGCGAAGGCGCGGGCCTGCCGGCGGGCAACGCCACGGCGTGGGTAGACTCGAGCGGCATCGCGCACGCTCGCGAGATCGAGCAGCGCTCCACGGACGCGATCACGCTCAAGCGCGCGCTTCCGGGAACGCCCGCGAACACCAACACGCTGTACGGGTCGGCCACCTATTACATGGGCAGCGACCCCAACACGTCGCTGCAGTTCGCCGTCGAGGGCGCGGAGCAGACCGATCGCTGGCTGCTCATGGGCTGTCAGATGACGAGCATGGCGCTCGAGCTGCCGATCGGCTCCGAGAACGCCGCGCCGAAGATCACGTTTACGTTCGAGAGCACGACGTGGCTCTACGGCGACGACTGCGCCACCAACCTCACAGGCAGCAATCTCGGCGTCAGCACGTATAGCAACTACTCGCCCATCGCAGGATACGCGGGCCAGTTCCTCGCGCAGACGGTGACGACCGCAACGTACACGGGCTCGGCGATCGACATCAGCGCGATCACGTTCGAGCCGAAGTGGAAGTACCAGCGAGTTACATCGCCCGGCGGCACGATGGCAACGCTGCGCTGGCTTGCGAGCCGCGACGCGGCGCCGTGTATCGAGGGCTCATTCACTACGTACTTCAGCGACTTCACCAACTTCGATCGCCGCGACAATCGAACCGACCTCGCGCTCACCTACCAGATCGGCAACTCGACCGCGAGCGGCATAGTGCTGCTCTCCGTGCCGACGGCGCAGATCGTCGAGAGCTCGCGCGTGAACGCAGACGGCATCGCATCCGAGACGCACAAGTTTGTTGGCCGCGGCGACAGCGAGACGGTCGAAGGTTCCGCGACGGACCTCGGCATCTCGCCCTTCCGCATCCATCTGATCTGCTGACGCGGATCGGTAGGGGGACACATGAAGCAGACCAGCGGCACGTTCAAGGTAGTGCGTTTCTACGACCCGGCGATCGACTGGCCTGATGACGACGGTGGCAAGGCAGCGATCGAATACGCGCAGTTCCGCGACATTACGAAGCTACGCTACGTCGACGACGCTGTTGCGAAGCCGATGGTCTTCGTCTGTCGGCGTCTCAGCGTATCGCAACGAAAGTCCATGACCAGCGCCTCGGATGAGGCTGAGCAGTGCCGCAGAGCGTTCCTGTACGGCGTGCTCGAGGTCATCAACTACATCGACGACAACGACACGCTTGTTACGTGGACCCCGAAGCGTATGGACGATGGCTCCAGGATGGACGAGGAAGAGCTCGACCGATTCGGAGAATCCGACGTACAGGAGATCGGGTCTGTCATTCGGGGACAGAGTTTTTTAGCCCGCGGACTGCGGCTGCGCTTGCTGCCGCTGGCTTCGTCGCAGGACGCCTATCTGACTCAGCGCTACCTCCATGCGGAGCGGAAAAAGGCTGCCGCGACTCAGACGGAACCGAAGTCAGGCTGAGCGAACCGCAAGCTAGGTCGCGTGGCACGCTGGCTTCTGACGGTGCCAAGCTTCGCGTTGTCCGCGAGGCTTATGGCTGCGACTGCGATGGCGTATCGCATCTACTTGGATCTCACATGGTGCGCCCCGAATCGCACGGCATGCGCGAAGCCGTGCAGGCGCAGCTAGGCGCGATCGAGTCACTCGTGGGCATCCGCCCGCAGACATGCCCGTGGCGCGCGCTCTACCACCCGCTCGTGCGCGAGGTCGCCGACATTAGCGCGCTGGCAGACAAGCACCTTGGTCAAGTCCGCCTCGGCGCTGACCCTCCAGAAATACTGCTTGATGCGCTGGTGATCTACGAGCGCTGCAAGTCGATCGCTCTAGCTCACAACATTGAGGTCAAGCGCAAAGAGTCTGAGCGCAAAGCGAACAGCAAATGACCACGCGCCCTATCATCTACGAGATCACCGTTCAAGGTGCCGACGATGGTGCGCGAGCATTTGATTACCTGGCTCGTGCCGAGCGCGGCTCCAGCCAGGCGATGCGTGACGTTCGCGATCAGAACGATCGCGCGGCATCGTCTCTGCGTCAGGGAGAGCAGAACACCGCGCGCTACGCGCAGGCGCTCGGTACGCTTGGGCAGGGCCTGCAGCAGGTCTCGCGCGACATGCGCGCTACGCACCCGGAGCTCTCCGAGTTCCTGCGCCTGAGCGGCGAGATCAGCACGAGCCTCGCGCAGAACACGCAGGCCTTCGGCCCGTGGGGAGGCGCGATCGTTACCGCTCTCGAGCGCATCGGGCCGGCGCTAGCCGACGCGATCGACAAGTGGTCGCACTTCGATCAGCTATTGCAAGAGACGCGGATCGCGCTGGGTCCCGACCTCGTAGACAGGCTCATCGCGGTCAACAACGCGATGACGCTGGTCGCGATCCCTACCGGCACCGCATCGTCAACGTCACAGCACCAAGATTCGCTCGGCGAGTTCTCTCGGCGTCGCTCCGCAGAGATCACCGCGAACATTCAGCGCATGCAGGCCGAGGACGAGGAGGCTCGCCAGAGGTCGCTGCAGGAAGACATCGCCGCGTCCGCCGCACTGCAGGGCAATCGCGGTGGCCAGGACGGGCGCGCAGAAGCGCTCGATCGCGCGCGTGCCGTAGACGACGAGATCAAGGCGCGCTTCGCGGCTCGCGCGCAGGCCATCAACGAGCTGCAGATGCAGCAGGCCGAGCAGGAGCGCGCTGCCGAAGAGGAACTGCAGTCGAAGCGAGACGCAGACTATCAGCACCGCGTCGAGCAAGAGCGCGTCACCGCGCAGCAGATCGAAGAGATTCGGCTGCAGGAGCACAACAACGAGATCCAGCGACTGCAGCAGCGAGCGGCTGCGCAGACGCAGGCCATCGATCGGCTGAGAGCCGACGCGCTCGGCTTTGCGCAGCCGATCACCAACATGTTCGTCAGCACGCTCAGCAAGGTGATCGCTGGCGGAGAGGACGCTGGGAAGGTCTTCCAAGGGCTGCTGTCTGACTTCCTCGGGTTCATCTCGCAGCAAGCAGCGCTGAAAGCCGCCTTCGAGTTCGCCGAGGCGATCGCTACCTTTCCATATGGAACGGCGCAGCACGTGGCCGCCGGCCTGGGATTCACTGCTGTGGCCGTTGCTGCGGGTGTGGGATCTGTCGCCGTTGCACCGCCGAGCACAGGCGGCGCCCCGGCGAATCCTCCCGCAAATCAGTCGCCGCAGCAGTCAGGATCCTCCAACGTCACGATCAACTGGAATTCGCCGGTCGTCACCGCGCAGGACCGCGCCGAGCTCGGCCGCTCACTGACGCAGACGATCGGTAGCTCGACGCGGCGCTTCGCGAGCTCGGTGTAAACCATGGCGCTGCGATATGAATTCGCGTGGGACGTCGCCCGCATCGGCACGCTACAGGTGAAGGTCACCGATAGCGCGACCTTCGAGGTGTCGATCACGACCGGGACGTACGCGCACGCAACGCTCGCGAGTGTCGACGCGTCCTACACAGATTTCGCGACCGCGCTCGCGGCAGCGCTCAACACGGGCACGGCCGGCGCTCGCGTATACAGCGTTAGCTACAACGGCGCGTCGGGCTTCTACACGGTCAGCGCGACGGGTGGCAACTTCTCGCTGAGCTTCACGACGACGACGAGCAGCGACGCAGGCATCCGCATGAGGCGGCTGCTCGGCATGTCGGGCAACCGCAGCAGTGCGGCGACGTACTCGTCGCAGGTCCGGCCGTACTACGTGCTGCTCCCCGCGATCGCTGGACGCAGCGAGGTCAGCGACGACTACGAGCCCGACGGCATCGCGCAGGAGGCTCTTGCCGATGACGGCACGCCGTACGCTGTCGCCGTCTCGAGCGTGCTGCCGCACCAGGACTGGATGCAGGTGGGCGACCAGGACAGCCCGGCGACGGCCTACACGTACACGGGGACGGGCACTCCAGTGCATACGCGCTACGCGACGAGCGCCGTGCCGTGGTCGTACCAGCAGGCCTACGCGCACCACCGCACCGGCTTCGACCCGATCCTCGTGGTCGACGGCAGCGAGTCGCTTGTGGTGCAGATGCGCGCAGACAAGTGCAGCTTCCACCCCAAGCGCATGGGCGGCGCCGACTACGACCTCTGGTCGAATGCTTTTGGCGTGCGTGTGTTGGGGCGTCTCTAGCTACTCGGTCGAGCGAGTCACGTCCTCGTATCGACCGTCGCGCGTGTCGTAGAGCCGCTCTTCGCCACAGACGTCGATCCAATACATCCAGTCGCCTCCGGGCCGGACGTAGTGCACGCGGTCGCGCGGGCAGTTGTGCTGCTGGGCGGCGACGTCCTCGGCGTGCTGAGCAGCGAGGTCCTCCGCATCCAGTGAGCAGCGCGGCTGCGATGATGGCGCGCTTCATGGCGCCGTGCACCCGTCGAGCAGCGGCACGCAGCGCCACTGCACCGGGCCCGGACCAGCAGGGCAGGTCCCATCGATCGTGCCAGGCACGGGCGTGCCGCCACGGCAGACAGGCGGCGACGCGAGCAGGAAGCGCGCAGCACACGTGCCATCCTCGCCACGCTCGATGCGAGCATCGTCAGCGTACGCGCACGCGACCATCCATCCAGGGTCGCACACCGAGTCGCGCGCGATCACCGTGTCGTCTGGCGCATCGCAGCGAGCCGGAACGGTCGTGGCGACGCCTGCGTCGCCGACCTGGCCAGCGTCACCGGTCACGGGCATCGGCCCACACGCTACAGCCATCAAACTTGCAATCGCATACCAGCGCATAGTCCGACACCGTACACATGACCCTGGCCCGCGTAAAGTCCACAGGCTCGGGCGCCGTCCGATTCGCCGTCGCCATCGAGGGCATCAAGTGGATCCTCGTGAGCGACGACGCCGACGCGAGCATCAACCTCGCGGACACGAGTGGCCGACAGCGCATTCCTGGGCTCAAAACGGACGGCTGGGTCTTCAGCGAAAAGATCGATCTGATCGCGGCGAAGCACGAGGCCGAGCCTGTCACCGTCACGATCGCCGATGTTGGCGGCTACGCGACGCGCGCATTCGACACTGCGCCGACGTTTATCACGTACCTGTCCGCCGACCTCACCGACAGCGATGAGACCGTCAACGTCCTCGACACGAGCGGATTCGTGGACATGCCGGCGCTGGTCTACATCGGCACGGAGACGCTGCTATGCGACGGCAGCACCGGCACCACGCTCGGATCGCCCGGCAACACGACGCGTGCCTACCTGCGCTCGTACGCGACGTATCACTACCAGAACGACGGCACGTCGACCGGCAACGGCTTCACGCCCGTCAGCAACCAACCAATCCATTTCGAAGGGCGCCGCGTCGAGTTCTTCGCTTACGACTCCGCCGACACGCTATCGATCACCACGGATGGCAGCGGGCAAGCCCCGTTTTGGACTGGCATCATCTCGACAGAGCCGAAGTTCGACGGCGTCTCGTGGAGCTTTGCGGTCGATCCAATCACGTCGAGGCTGAAGCAGAAGATCGGCGCGCAGCTTGGTGACCCGGTCAGCATCCGCGGCATCTACTACCCGGAGAGCGCACCGTTCACGCTCAAGATCGTGGAGCTCGCAGGTGCCTACCGCTTCACGAGTTCGCAGACCGCATACACCGCTTTCGCGATGGCCGGCTTCTGGGAGACGCAGGACGACTTCGTGGCTGCGCTCAACGCGCAGATCATCAACTTCACTGCTGGGTCGCCCGGCGCGATCTCTGGCGCGTTCACGCAATCTGTCTATGCGGTCGTCGCGTCGGACGGATCGCTGGCATTCAAGCTGGACACGTCGGCAAGCCCGCACTTCCTGCTCATCGGCGGTCTCTACGCTGGTAACGCGCTCTCCCCGATCGACGGCATCCCCGCCGACTACGTCGCTTCCGATACCAGTGGGCCCACGTGGACGGTCGCAGCGTCGACGACATACGACATCCCGATGCTCCCGCAGCCTGGTCTCGCTGGCCACGGCTCAGTGCCGCGTGCGCACTACGGTCGCTGCGATCTTGGCGCACAGGTTCAGGCGGTGTTCACGTCGTCGAGCTCGACGCGTCTGGTGAACATCGGCAGCGGCACCTACCCCGACAACCGCATCTACCTAGGCGGCTCGGCGCCGCTCGGAGCGGGCACCGCGGTCACGATCAACTGGCAGCCCAACGGCGGCGGACGGCAGATCAGCACGGCGACACAGATCGAGGCTACCAGCGTCAACGCATCGTCGCGGTACATCGACACGCGCGCATTCGTGATCGCTGGCGACTGGCCCGGAGACCAGCGCGGACTCGTCGCAACGGCAAGTAATGCGCCTGAGATCCGCCTCGGCATCGCGCTCAACACGGGCACGTTGCGCGACATGCTTACCGACCTCACGAACCATGCAGCGCAGTGGGCTCCGCTCGGCGCGTTGCCGATGCTGCGCCCGCTCGAGTTCGCCGAGGGTGATTTGGCCGAGGCCGCGAGCGTATCGCCGCTCGGCCGAAGGCGTTGGCTGTTCTTCAGCGAGCACGACCTTGAGGAGCTCGTGCAGCAGGAGTGCCGGCTCATCGGCGTGTACCCTGCAATCGACGAGGTCGGCCGCATCACATTCAAGCGCGTTCGCTTTGGCGCACCAGGCGAGGCTCCAGACGCGACGTTGGACGCGTCCGACTTCCTGCACGAGCACGCGAAGTTCTACAGCTACGAGCGCGCTCCGTACGGGCTCGTGAATCTGTGGACGCTGAAGACCGGATACGACGCGCTCGAGGACAAGCACGGCGGGCCTGAGATCAACGTCATCGACGTCGAGTCGCGATCCAACAGCGCTCGCACGCGCGAGATGAAGGTCGCGCCGTTCTCGACAGAGGAGCAGCCCATCAGCCTCGGAGACATGATCACCGAGGCGCAGAAGCTCGCGGCCAATGTGCTCGGCGTGTTCGGCGGCGCCTACAAGATCCTTACGTGCCGCGTGCCTCTGACGCGCATGCTGTCGGACAACGGCGGCGCGCTCACTGTTGGCGCTGTCACATCGATCACGTGGGCCAAGCCGCCCAACGGCGACGGCACCAAGGGCATGAGCGCGAAGATCGGTGTGATCGTAGGCAAGTCGCTTCACATCCGATCGGCGTACATCGAGCTCTCGATCCTACTCACTGAGCAGCGCGTCGCGGGCTACTCGCCCGGCGCGAAGATCACGGGCATCAGCGGTACGAGTGGGACGACGGGGCCGTTCACGGTCAACGTCGACACCGCCTACCTACCGGTCGGCACCGACGTCGACGACTTCTGGCAGGCCGGAGACAAGATCCGCGTCTTCAAGTGGAACAACAGCGCACCCGGAACGATCACCGCCACGCTCAGCAACGTGGTCAACGGATCGCACTCGCTCATCTTCACGGCGGACTCATCGTGGACGCACACCGGATCGACGTGGTGCATCGGCTCGCAGGTGAGCACCAGCGTGTCGAGCTCCAAGCAAAAGCAGTACGCATACATCGCGACCGCCGCGGGCCTCGCAGATTTCTCCGACGCTGACATCTCCCCGTACACACTCGCGTGAGCACGTCCATCTACGGCTACCCGGTTCCTTTCGGGACCGCGCTGTATGGCGCCAGCACCGATCCGACAGACACGACGATACTGCGCGACGGCGTCGCCAACGGCCTGCTGCACTACGCAGACAGCTACGCTCAGGTTCGCGTGTGCGCGAGCTTCCCTGGCTCGTCGGTCACGTTCAACGACGCGACGAACAGCACGACAGAGACGCCGGTCGCAAATCAGTGGTATCGCCTCGCGGGCGGCATCCTCGGCGAATGGCCGCTCACGCAGCATCTCAGCGGCGCGTCGTACGCGCTGCGCATCTGCCTGCGAGGCCGCTCAAGCAACGCTGCAGGCACGGTGACGTTTCGGCTCGTGCTCGCCCCAGCGGGACGAGGCATCGAATATCGCGATCAGCCTGTTGACTGGGTGTGGGAGAGTACTCCCACCAACAGCACTACCATCAGCTGGCTCACGGGCGTTACCCAGGGGAGCGGTCTCTACACGCAGCGCCTCGTGGTGGACAGCGACGTTGCGATGTCGTGGATCCGCAGCGTCAGCGCGCCCGAAGATGCGAGCACGCCGCGCTCGATCTCTCAGTGCCTCGTCGCGCTGCACATCTTCGGCAAGACCGACAACGCAACAGGAGTCCCGCAGATGTACGGCGCGTACGCGGCCGAGTTCGTCGGAGCGACCTGAGCCGTGGGCGCGCCCGTCAGCAACCTGCGACCGGACCTGGACACCGGCTCGATCCTGAGCGGCAATCCGATCCGCAGCGACACGTGGCAGGCGCTCGGCTCGCTCGCGAACTGGATCAACGGCCACGGCGCCATGATCGTCCCGTGGTGCTTCCCGGGTCGCACGATCGCGAGCGGATCGACCGAGACGTTCCATTTCTACGTCAAGCCCAAGGCGCAGACGCGGCAGCGAACCTGGGCAGTGCTCGCGCGCGCCTCGAGCGCTGGCGGCACGCTCAAGATCGCAGCGCCCACCGGCGCGACGCTGGTCGAGTGGCCGCTCGCAACGAGCCGCGATCGCGTCTCACCGATCTACTTCGCCGAGACGGTGACAAGCAGCACGACGAGTGCTGACATCACGCTCGACCTGCGAGCCGTCAACAAAAGCGTCGTGATCGATGCAGTCGCCTGCTACGAGCAGAACCGCGCTGAGCTCGGCATCAACAGCACCGACAACGGCGTCGCGATCGAAACGCTGCGCGCGCGTCAGCCCATCATCGACCTCGGCAATCGCAGCCTATCGGGCGTCATGGACGCATACGATGCGCTCGATGCGCGTCGCAGCTGCCTGCTCGCGTGGAGTGTCCCAACGG